ACTAATGACGTCGGAACACGTCTGTCACCTCAGTCTCGTACATACCGCGATAATTTTCAAGCGACGAAACAGCCGTGGCAATAGCACCGAACAAAGGAGCCAAAGACTCACCCGCTGGTACTGGATACCTTGCTGCAACAGACTGCTCGAGCCCCAACAACGCACCAGAGTGACGATACGGCTCGCATGTCTCTGTTTGACTACGAAACTTGTCTTCCCACCTGGGGTCTTCACTTGGCACCGACACAGCCCAACGTTGCACACGTTTGATAGGATCCGGTACTAAAACGACTTGCTTATCAGAAGTATTGATAAGCACAAAATTGGAAGCAAAGTAAGGATAAACGCTAACAAAGAACTTCGCGACAAGATTGAAGATGTGCGCCAAAGTGTCCAAAGACTGTTTAGTTGCAGCCACAACAGAGCAACAAACCAAGGAATCGTCACCCATAAAGACCGCCCATTCTACCTGACTACCCACATAAGCGTAGCAAACGCTTAGTATGTTAATGATGACATTCCCAAACGCCGTCGTGGCATCCCCAGACTTACGCTGCCAAGCCACCTGCAGCGAAATTCCTAAAGACACAGACCTCAACGAGCAAACCTCATGCCCGTCCGTCCACTTATCCAAAAGAGCCTGATTCATACCCAAAGCCTGAAACACATAATGTTCCAAGCGAAAAGCGAATTCATGCTGTGACTTATCGTACTTAGAAAAATCGTTCTCTAAGAACTGCAAACCGGACTTATTCCATGGATGATTGGCTGCTATGTGATCTCGAATACCCTCGCCATCCTTAAGCAAATTAACCATCCACTCAGGTTTGAGCAAAGACAAAAATCGTCGCACAAGTACTCTAAAAATAGAGCTGTACAAAGCAGACAAAACCTTTTCATGATACACTATAACCTGAGGTGCAACCTGCTCGCGTAACGGCTTGTCACTCATCGGAGGCTTTGCATCACTCTTTAACATAACAAGATAGTCCGCCACGTTCATCTGCTCAAGTGCCTTGGCATCATTCAATAGCACGCCAACCATTTTCTTTAAGCCCTCAGGCCTAGCCTTCTTCGTCCACTCAGCCAACAACTCGGCCTCCAGACCCCCAGTGTCCTCACGATACTTAGCCACCATGTCCCGAGCATCAGGCAAACAAGCCATGTCCAAGAAGTTGTCCCAAACCTTTGGGATCAACACAGCGTCGTCCTGAGCAGTAGCAACAACAGGAGTCGAAGTGTTCCTAGCAGCCAAAGCAGACAACAACTCCGCAGCAGTCTGCGATCTCTTCTCGACCGGATAAGTCTTCAACACAGACTTATACACTTTGCTCTCACCAGAGTCTAAAGTGTTAAATAACGGCACTTTAAGATAATCGGCGTCTATAGCACGTGCCTGACCACCAATCGCCAAGCTACGAGCATCTTCCTCAAATGGCTGAAAAGCCATGCCAGGAAATATTTTCTCATGAACCTGGTTAATCGTCGTGACGTAATCAGGATCATAATAATATTTGACAGGCCCCAATGTCTGTTCAACCTCAGGTTTCGCAACCACAACTCTATGAAACATACGAGACTCTGGCATAGTGCCCATGTGATTCAAAACGACAGCCTCGTCGACAACGCGCGACGCATCTTCAGTAACCACTCCTGGCTCGCGCATCTCGACGATATCGTCGACAATTGTGCCAGTCCTCCAGCGAGTAACCAAATCTGGATGCTTGAAAGGCTTACAATATGCTGCTAACCCGGGG